AATCATTGAAATTAAATTATGAACTTCGTCGACAATAATAACATGATCATCTAAAGAACCAATTGCTTCTAATTGTTCAACAGTGTTTGGAGCACGATAAGAAACAAAACTATATTTATTTTTAATTAAATCAGGATTTTTAGCATAAGATTCTGAACCACAAAATTGTAATTCTTTAATAAAGTTATCACGTAGTGAAGCAGGTAACATAACTACAATATTACGTTTAGTTTTAAGATTTTCAGCAATACCAATGGCTGAACAAGTATTATGACTTACAATACCATTAGCCAGATAACTATGAGTTCCCAAAATTTCCAAATCATAAACCCAACCACTATAATCACGATAAAAAAATTCGGTAACAGGTGAAGTTATCAAATCGCTGTTATGATAAATACTAGAATTCTTGTGCCATATTAAATCACCAAGTTCAATATTATTAACCCATTGATTAACACCATTACGATTTACCCAAAGTCTATGTTGAAGAGTACAAACAATATTCATACCGTTAGCTAAACGCACATAACGAAGTGGTTCAGTGACATATTGACGATACATTTTATTAATGGGTTTTTCTACTAGAACCCCTTTGTCATTATCAAAGCTTATAGTAATAAGTCCACGATTTTGAATATGAAGCCATTCAGCATTTGAATTTTGTGCATCATGAATACCATAATAACCTTCTGTATTAAGTACTGACCAAGCTTTTTCAATCGAATCACATAGTCCATTTATTATAACTTTAGTATCAGGTGCTACACATTTACCAGATCCAAGACCATGATAAATAAGTACACCACGATATGGGCTACTTTCTTGCATATAGTCTCTCAAAAATTTTTGATATGGAAGAAGCTCAAATTTATCATTATTTTTTTTAACATTAGTGTTTTTAATATTACTACTAAGGCGATATTTAACAAATGTTTTTGGAATCCAATCTGGAAAATCCTTTCTGTCAGTTAAAACCCATTCACGAGGAGTAACTACATCAGGATTTCTTGAATTAACTGATTTGATATAATTCACATCCTTATTATTTCCATTCTTATTATTTTTAGACATTTACTAAGCTAATAACTTAATAAATAGCAATATTAAATTTTATATTCTCCAATAAGATTGAAACCACCACATTGTCCTGAAGAAGTCATAGATGATGATAAAGATGATAAACTGATATGTTCGTGATTAGAACGTGCCATTGGTTCTAAAATAAGTGTAATAAAATCTTTCATAGTGGGAATTAGTGTGTTATCAATTACACGTTGTGATGATACTTCAAGTGTCCAACCTGGATTCTTATTAATCTCAATAAGCCAAACCTTTTTATCTTGATCTAAAAGCATATCATAACCTAATACAGCATAATGAGGTTTTTTCCAATTCAAACCATCTTTTATTGATTCAATTGATTTGCGAATGATATTATGAACTTGTGGCATTATTTCATTAAGACATGGTAGTTCTCCCAATGTTAATTGATGAATTTCCTTATCAAATGTTTGATTTTTTTTATGAATACCAATATGAAGAACATGAATAAGTTTGTCACTCTTTTCACTTGTATATGGAACTGAAGAGACGTGAACATATCCTTCTTTGTAAAGCCAAACCTCTAATTTCCCGGATTGCTGAACTTCTTTAATTTGTCCATTTCCATTTGATATTGAGAGTGGAATATATTTGATAACTACATGAAAACGCATATCGGTTTTATGTCCTTCACCCCAATCATCAATAGTTTCATTACCTTCTTCATCTAAACTTTTGATTGGATTAGGATAATAAAGAAATGGATTTTTAATTTCAGGTTGCAAAACATAAAAACTTCGAGCATCTCCATGACGAATTACATCATTATTTAAAATATTAGGAATTTGTTCATTATTTAGGACAGTAATTCCTTTTGCACTTTCACGATAAGCATTTTTCAAAAACCAAATGGATGCTTCAGATGAATCTGGTATCTCACCATTAAATTTGCGATGATGAATTACATATGTTTTGGGCATAAAATCTTCATTAGATAAATGTTTGTACAATTTATTTTTAGCAATAATGTCATAAAGACGTGGATGAAAGTTTTTAATAGGTGAAATGACATCATAATCACTAAAATCTACAGGAGTTCCACTACCTTTATTGGGAACCTCTATCCATTTAGAATTTTTTTGAAGTAAATTATACAATGTGTCATAGTAACTAACTTTTTCAAAGATGGTATATGTATATTTTCCTTTTTTATTTACGTTAGTATCTGAATTTTTATTTACATTAGAATTTTTATTAGAGTTTGTCATACTTTGATGTCCACGACTTTTAGAATTAACATTGATATATGATGATTTTTGTTGAAATTGAACTTTTTTGTTTCTGTTATTATTTTGAGAATCACTTGAATTTGTTAATGAATCATTTGGAGAATCAAAATTCTCCATAAAATCTAAAGGATGCAGAGACTGAAATTGATCGATATGTTCATTTTGATTTTGATTTTGATTTTCTGAATCACGAGTTATTATTTGGCGTCTACTTTTTTGAAGACTCAATAAATTAATACCACGATTAACAACAATTCTTTTTTGAGATTCCATTTTTTCAAATTTCTCATTTTGTTGTTCAATCTTTTCTCGTTGTCTCTGTTGAACAATATTGTTATACACTTGTTGTTGATGTCTAATTCTAGGATTATTTGCAGTACGATAATTAGAATATGGTGTCACAAAATCGTTAAGACCAGATTCAAAAGCAGTATCAGTGTATGGACGATTTTGTTGGGGTAAAGATTGGGGATTATTCATTCTCATTTGATTAACCATTTTTTCTTGTACTTGAAGATGACTAGGAAGTTTACTCATTTTAAATTTACTTATTTTATTATTTAATCCGTTAAAGTAAAATAATTAGTTTTAATCTGAACTGATTATTTTAAATATTTAATTAAAGAATAATAAACGCTTTTATATTCATATGAATATTCATATTCATATAGAATTTGGATGAAGTTTTATCATATGTTCTAATGCTATTTTAGCAGCATTTTGCTTACCTTCTTTTTTGGAACCACCTTTACCAACACCTATTACCTTACCACCGTTACGACCACTTGGATCATAAACACACATAGTGAATAATTTTTTATTGATAGTACCGTCTTCATTGAGAGTATCATATTCAGGAGTAATTCCATTGTAATTTTTTTGATAAAGTTGCATAAGTCGATGAATATAGTTATTATCATGACGGATAAATTCAGTAATGTCCAAAGCATTTTCAATAATATTGATAACGAATGTTTCTGTTATCTTATAATTATAAACAGTGCTTGATAAACTATTGTATAAAGTACCAATAAAAGACTCGAAAATATTAGCTTTAGTCTTATCTTTACTACGAGCTTCAAGTGCTACTTCAGCTTGGGTAGACATTAATAACCAATCATTTAATTTAAGATAATCTGTTACTTTAGATAATGTTTCATTGCGAACAATGCGACTACGAATATTTGATAAAAAGCCTTCATTTTGATTTGGGAAACGACGATATAAGTAATAACCTACAATTGATTGTAAAAAAGCATCACCCACATACTCAAGCTGTTCGTTAGAAGATTCTTGAAATGGTAAAATACCATCTTTGGGTAAATCTTTGTCATTTATCATAATTTCGTGTAATTTTTCAATCATTACTGTATCCAGAGTAGTTTTTAAATCTTTGAGACAATATGATTTATGATTGAATACCATTTGCCAATTATTGAGTGGGATTGATTTCCATAATGATCGTTTAATACTAGTTGAACTATTTTCATTACCAATTGTGATACCACCTTTTGCCAAAATTTTTTCAATTGTTTTGCGTTTAATAAGCTTATTTTTGGGATTATAATGTATACGATTTAATTCTTCGACTGAAAGAGTTACCATTACTTTTTCTTCCTGACAAAATGAAGAATTCTGTTTTTGTGAATAAGTGTTCATCATTGATATACCAAATTCTATATTAATGACGTTCTAAATCATAATAGTTTTATTTTTTTAAACCTAAATTAGATTAATTATTAAATATTAAATTTTTTATTTTTGTCATTATTACAAAAACAATAAGACAATTTACTTTTAATATAACGTCCGCTGTTGAGAATGCATCCAGTTTTTATTCTGAAATGTCGGCGTGTGCACCTTTTAATACGTTTATAAGTAATCATCTTTTATCCTAAAATTTGGGTCTTAAGGTCACTGACCTGGTTTGTCAACTCTTTGACGGCTTCAAAAAGAACACCAACAAGTTGATTGTAAGCAACAGTCTTGAAACCAGCACCATCAGTATTGACAGCACCAGGCAATACCTGTTCGACTTCCTGAGCAAGTACACCATAAATAGGCTCAGTCATGTTCTGGTTGTTCTTCCATGTGTAACTGACACCACGGACATTACCGACGATATCAGTAGCATTTTCAATGGTCTGAATGTTTTCTTTGAGTGTGGCATCGGAAGTAGTCAAGAACTGAACAGCTGAAATAACACCACCACCACTATTGTTAGCATCAGATGCATTTAAGTTACCATAAATTGTGACGATAACATCATTAGCACTATTGTTGGTATTGAAACTCATGAGAACATTTTCATTTGTATCTTTGATATCAAGAGCATTGTTCTTCTCATCAGGGATAGTGATATCGCATCCATTATTGGCTTCATTAGGATGGAATATCAAATTGGCAAGTGTCAAATCAGCATAGCTATTAGCAATTACAGTAACAACATCATCTGTATCATTGACAGTAACATTCTGAGCAAGAACGAAAGCGTTATTGTTGGCACTAGTATCACGGAAGAAAGCAGCATTCTTGTTAGAACCACTTGCAACATAGCGAAGCAAAAGACCAAGATCCTTATCATCAGCAGTGTTACCGTTACCGAGTAAAATAAGAGGATCCTCAACAACAAGGTTTTCAGTATTAATTGTGGTCAAATTACCCTCAACAGTCAAATCACCATTAATTGTGGTGTTGGCGTTAATAGTGAGAGTAGCATTGTTAGATTCAGAACCAATTGTAATTGTTGTAGCAGAATCGACACCCATATTGATAGTTGTAGCATCGATAGAAGCCAAAGCATTACCATCAATTGTGACATTATTACCATCGATATCTACATCACCATTAACTGATTCAATTATGATATTTTGATTGGCTCTCAATTGAACGAAAGCACCATTAAATTGCAATCGGAGATCATCTTCATTTGTGCCATCACGGAGGAGAACGAAACTTGAAGCCTGTTGGTAGCTATCACCATCTGAAGGATCGCCGACAGCAGTAAAAGCAGCGATGGGGTCACCACCCTGCAAATTACTACCTTTAATAAAGAACGGATTAGATGCGACAAGAATAATTTCGCCTTTACTGTTATCAGTACCAGCATTATAAGATTCTTGAAGTGTCTCAGCAGAACCATCATAGTTTTGGAATGTAGCATTGAATAAACCATCTGATCCATTAAATACAAGAACTTGATTAGTATCATTATCTGGTGAACTAGTTGGTAATTCTAGATTATAGGATTGTTGGGGTGAGTCTGGAGTGGAACTGAGAGATAGCTGCACGCCTTTGGAAGAATCATTATTATTAGGTTTAAATTCTAAAATATTTGTTTTAATAACACCTAGTAGTTCTCCATTTAAAAGATTTCCACCCATATTTAATTCGACTGCATCTATATCGTCTATGTAATTAGTAATTTTATTGAATGATGCGTTGTGAAGAATTGTAATATTGGCATCCATATTGATGAAGTGATTGTTGTACACTCGCATAATAGAATTATCCGTATTGTCATCAACTAATAGACGAGTATCAAAATCACCAGTTGAAGTAGTGGAGAAGTTGGACTTCAAATTATTGGCAGAGCTACCACCGATACCGAGTGCACCATTATATGTAAAAAATCCGGCTTTAGCCATTAGTATAGTGAATTATTTATACTTAAGGTATAGATATTTTTTATTTCTAAATTAAAAAATTATTCATTATTTTTCTTAATTATTTAGATTAAATATTATGAATTTATTTTTGAACTTAAATGAAATACTTGTGCTTGTATATTCTTAATTGCTTCAATTACAACACCGAAAAGTTGATTGTAACTGACTGTTTTGACACCGTTAGCTGAAGTTGAAACGGCTTCGGGCATTACTTCTTCCAATTCTTGAGCAATAACTCCATAAACTTTTTTATCAGATCTATTAAATCCACATTCTTCTTTCCAGTTCCAACTTACACCACGCATTCTTTCAATCATATGTTGAGCATCCATTGGATTGATAGATTCAATATTTTCTTTAAAATTTTTATCAGAAAGAGTATTGTACTCAGTTGCAGATACATATCCACCTGAACCACCAGTAGCATCTACAATAAGGTTTCCATGAATAGTAACAGCAGCATCATTTTGACCAGTGCTAGTATTAAAATTCATTAATATATTTCCATTAGAATCTTTGATTTCTAAAGCATTATTCTCACTATCTGGGATCTCAATACTTGATATAATTAAATTGTCCCTGACATTTAAATCACCATTTATTGTGGTATTACCATTTAATTCAATTTCATTTGATGTTCCGAGAGTAGTTGTAATACTAAATGAATTACTATTGATACTGGTCACATTATTAGTCTCGATAGTAAACTGATAACCATTGAACTCGAATGCCAAATTACTATTGTCTCCATTTACTGAACGAAGAATCATTCGATCACCTGTTTCAGCTGAGCTAATAGTACTCTCACTGGAAATGATAAGTAATTCTTCTCCAGCAATTAAAGAACTTCCAGAGAAAAACATAGGGTTACCATTATCCATTGTAATTTTACCTTTATCAGGTGTGGTACCAGTACTATAAATTTCTTGGAGTGTTCCTCCACTACTAAAATCGACAAATTCACCCACACCAGATGCGTTATAAACAATTACTTTATTATTAGCATCTGGTGCACCTGCTGGAAAAATTAAACTATAGTTATCTGTTGAATTGTCAGCAAGTAATCCGACAGCATTACTACCAGATTTATTACCAACAAGATTGAGACTACCATGTAAATCAATATCACCATTACATTTAATAAAAACTTTTTGATTAAAAGATTGCTGCTGACTATTGTTAAGACCTCTAATATAAAAACCATCAGATGTAAACCAACTAGTGTTAGCAGTAAATCTAACTAAATGGTTATTACTAATTTCGATAATATCATTATTATTATTATCACCAACAAGAAGACGAATATCATCGTTTCCTATTGATGTAGTACCAAAATTCGCTAAAAGATTATCTTTGGTTGAATAACCTATTCCAAGTGCTCCTTCATTACTAAAAAAACCGGCTTTAAATGCCATCTAATAATCCTTGTAATTATAGTTCTTATTTTATTATTTAAACAATGTTTAGGTTAGATTTATTGTATCCGATCCGTTCTTGTTTTTTATACAAGCGTAAGCCTTATCTCTATGACTTAATGTTAAGAAAAAAAAATTGTTTTCTTAACTTTAACTAATTAATATTTATAAAAAATATTAAATCAAAGAGAATGACATAATTGGTCAACTTTTTCTTTAAGATTTTTAAGTCTAGAATTAATAATTTCTTCAAGTGATTGGACTCGATGATTCAAGTTCTTAATTGATTCAAGTAAGATGGGTACAATTTCAATATAATTAACACGAAGAATATCATTTTCTTTTTCTTTTGGAGCAATCACTTCGGGAAATACCTTATCTAGTTCTTGTGCAATTAGACCAATATGTTCTTTAGAATCGATTTTACTGGTATAGCGAATAACGCGGAGTTTCTCCAGTTTAGAAATTAAATCTTCACCTTTAAGTTCTTCAATATTTTCTTTTACTACAATATCAGAAGGTGTATTAAATTGAATTGCTTCAACTGAACCACATATGATTTGCGAACCAGATCCACAAGTAATTAATGGATTAGTATAAGCGGGACGAGGTTCAATAGTTGGAGGGGATACACTATTATCTCCAACCCATGGGCTATTGGCACCTATCTGATCATCAACATATTTTTTATTAGCGGCGTCTTCATCTTCGGTTGGATAAGCCACATTAATTAATGTTTTACCTGTAAAGTCAACAAATGGTTTATCACCAACAACTTTGTCAACCACATAAGTCCTAGAATTACGACCAGGAAATACGCTATCAAAACCTGTACTCATTATAATAAATATATATTATATTTAATTTAGTTTATTTTCTATTCTCTTTATTTTTTTAAAATTGGAAGTTTTCCTTTGCTTTCTTGTTTTTGTTTAATATAAACAAGATCAAATAAGCCGTCAACTATTATTATTATCTTTTTAGCTTAACTTTAAGTAATATATTTTTTTGAATATAAAATATATTAATAATACTTGTTTAACATTTATTTCCACCTTAGTTTTAATCCATTAATAATTTAGATACCAATTTACCATTATTGATTATATTCAAGTCCAGCTGAACCTTTTTTGAGATGTAAAATATTATAATTGATAGCATAAATATTTATTCTTGAGTCAGTAATTCCATTCGCAAATTTAAGATGCAATAATTTCTTATTAATAATACTAAAATTAGCTGAGCCAGTGCCATGATAACTTTCAGGATAAATACTGAAACAATAGTCATAAATATTTCTTTCTGGAATACGTGTATGATATTTAAGAGGCATTAATATACGGAAATACAATGCGTCTTGAAATTCAATTAAATCATTAGTTTCAAATGAGATTTTTGCTTCTTCTAAAGCATCTTGATAAATATTATTTGTCGGATTTACCTGTGAACTGTAATTAAACCAATCATTTTTTCCATTATCAGTAGCATCAAGACGTTGAATTACCCATATTAATTCACTGATGGGATGATTAAAATCCATTTCTATTTGCTGACGTCGTATATTAGCAGCAATACCTTGAGGGGAGATTTGTATTTGTTTAATAAGAATACTATGAGGTGTTTGCGTGAACCATCGGCGTTCTGGTTTATCAAGATAAGCAACATCTGTTAACAGATACACATTAGAAAGCTTGGGAATGCAATTTGGTTTAGTAGTTTTACTCGGTTCTTCATTATTTGTAACCCAAAGATCTTTAAAAGATCTTAATCTTATACGAATTTTAAGACTGCAGTTTTGTATTGCTACTAGGGGGAAAGCTTGATTAAAATTATTGCAAAACCAAAATTTCAAGGGTACATATACTTTATTGATAACACGTGAATCAAGTTGATTTCTTCCAATTAGATAGTTATATCCTTCTTCTTTTGACGAAGACATTGTTAAATTATTATAAATTTCTAAAAACTCACCCGTATGTGTTACAATTACATCGTCATCAATCATTAAGGTTATGTCTTGTATAATAGCATGACCAATACTGTCAGTCCATCGTAATGTTCTACCAGAATCAGTTGGTGTTAATGTAGGTAAATCGAATACTAAGTATAAATCAGTAACCAAATCTCCAAATTTATGATCTAGTGTAAATTCCAAGTTCTTACCAAAATCAATTTCAGTGTTGACATGACGATTAATTGAATGTATAGCAAAATTGGCATGATTATTCTGACGACTTTTAAAAAATGTATAACTGGGGTTACCAATTAAATATTTATTATCTATATCACCCTTAAGGGTTAATTGAGCAATAGCACCCTTCTGCATACTATATTAGAATATAAAAGTTATTTATAACAGTTTTTTTAAATCAAAATAACTCAGTATCTAATAATAATTAGTTAAACCTTAAATCTTGATTCATCTTTCTTTACTACAAGTTCAAACAATATTTTTTTTTGATTTAACAATACAGATTTTAATTCATTATTTATCTTTTCACTTGAAAAATATCGTCAATTCATTCACTTTTTCTTATCTTCTTTACTCTATCTGATTTTCTTTAATAATTTTAGTATCTAATATGTACATGTATACATTTTCTGATGCTTTTTTCCCTATTTTTTTACAATCATTATATTTAATTTCAACTAATGCATGCATACCTTCTTTTTTAATGTGATTAATTAGTGTATACATATTTGAAAAATTTCTAGATATCGCTACAGCTTTTTTGTAAGATATAAGTGGAATCATACACAATTGATTGATATAACAAGCTTTTTGATCAAGATATGTTTTTTTCTTTAATTTTTCACTGTAAAGTTCACTGTGTTCAGAACTATTTTTGATCCCATTCTGACTTCCATCATCAACTTCTTCTAAGAATTTAGGCATTTTTTTATACAATCTAATTAAAAAATTAGCGGTTTCTTTGAGACTTTCTGTCTTACAAATTTGAAAATTATCACGATATTGTGTATTGAACATTGCACCTTGAATTAAAGCTTCGTGACGTGTTCTCAACTTTGGCATAAGTGAAGCTATATGTCTTTCCAAATTTCCTTCAAATAGATAACATTTAATAATTTTTTTATTCAATTTCTTGAGACGATATTTTTGTTCTCTATATCTATTGGAAGAAGCCGATAACGCAGAATCAAGATCTGCATATGTTTTTCTTTCGATAACCATGTAAACGTTCCAGTCAATATTATTCATAGACCATTCAATAGAAATATCACCAATCTCTAATCTTTTTACTTCAATTATGAAAGAACATGATGCACTTAATGAACCAGTTACTTCATTCAAAAGCGTTTCATGAAGCTTTTTTTCATGAGTATCAATAATTATTCTAATTAAAGGATATTTGACATTTTTTTCGTTCATGTTATAATGGCTTAACTATATTGGTGGTAATACTATTATTTAGTAGTAGACTTTATATATTGAATATTCCACCTCTCTCAACTCCATTCTAAACCGTAATGAACCGTAATTAACTTTTAATTGTATAAAAAACTGAATTTTAAACTCAATATAAAAGCATATAACCCAGAGATTAATATCTCGGAATATTACATCAGTAACTTTAACCCTAATGAGTACTCAATTTCAGAATGAAGAGCGATTGATTTATCGTGTTTATCAAACTGTTTTGGAAATGTTAAATGATAGGGGATGGAAAAATATACCATCTGTGCCTGATTTTGAAAATTTTAAATCACGACATAATAATAAAAATTTAGACATAGATATTACAGAAGATGAGATCGGAAGAGCGTCGT